CTTTTTCGTCTAACTTCTTTAGACGAGGGCAGGCTTCTAGTAGGCGTGGCGGCACTTCAGGGAACTTAGCAGTAACAGGCACTGGCGTAGAACAAGCCTGTAGTAGGAGTGCTAGTGCTACGATTAGATATTTCATTTTTTTAGGTCCTTCTTAGGCACATTCCTAGTCATAGTTGCTGGTTGACTGAAGTTATCGTCTGCTTCATCAAGTGCTTCAATGTCAGCAATATGCTTTTTCATTGCCATGATCTTTTGATGTAGTTCACGCTGTCTTGTCCATTCGCCGTGATCATCACTGTATTCATAGTAGGAATCAAACTTGGCTTCTAGTTCAGCAAGTTCGGCTTTGATATCATCTAAACGATCTTTAGCTGATCGTAGTGAAGCGATTCTGTCCTGCTCTGCTTTCTGCTTTAGCTTTTCAGCGTTTGCTCGGCCACGAGCATCAGCACGATCTAGACCTCGATCACGCTTAGCAATGATGCTGTCTGCTTTTTCTCTGTTCTCTGGTGAGCCGAATACTTTGTCAATCTGAGCGCCTGCTTTAGATAGCGATGCTTTGCGACGGTAATCGCCTAGAGATACTTCTTCTAATTTGTTTTGCTGACCAGTTAGAAAATATTTGTATGCCGCACTAGCAGTGTCTGAAGTGTGACCACCTTGTTTAATCATCACTAATGCTTTTTGTGCTCTGTCTCTAAGAATTGTGGCGTATTTTGCTTGATTATCAGTATCGGCATTTTTAATCTGATTCTCGGCGTGATCAATCATATCATATAGTTTACCTACAATTACATTGACATCAACTTCTTGGCCTTCCGCCACACCTTTCTTGGCTGCGGTTCTTTGACGATCACGCTCTAAACGAGCCTCATCACGTTTGCGTTGTTGTTCAGCACGTTTTTCTTCATATGCTTTAAGTTCTTCTGGGCTCATTGAATTTAATGCGGCACGTCTAGCATTGCCTCGTCTGAAGTTTTGCCCAACCTCCGTCACATCTTGTACAGGGTTCCAAACAATCTTTCTACCATCAGATAATAATGCGTGAGCAGGACCATCAATCATTTTAGCCTGGATAATTTTAGCATCAGGAAACTTTTGCTTGACTCGTTGCATCCACTCACCTTGTGTTAGACCTTTGGCATCTACTTTGTGACCAATGTTTTCTCCAAGTTTTTGTTTTGCTTGATTAAACATTTTGCGAACATCCAACATACTGATACCCAACTGAGTAGCCCTACGTAATATATTTTTTATCAATCCATCTGTTGGGATATCATTTTCGTAGGCATATTCTAGTGCTGTTAAACTAGGATCATCTATTTGTTGTTTGAAAAAATCAATTAATTGGTCTTTATTGAGAAACACATTATTGTCTAGACCATGTATCATTTCAGTTCTTAGTGTGCCCAACTGAGCAAACTGTTGGAGCAAATCTCGTTTCTTTTCTCTGAAATCATTGATACGAGCCTGTCTTTCTAGTGCTTGCTCCTGTGCTTCTCTATCTTGTTGAGGTACATCAGGCATCTGAGGACGTTGGTCATTGACGCTACCAAACGGTGTTGTTTCGTTGCCTTCCGCCACACCTTGGCTACTCTCAATACCTTCTACGATTTGTTTGATTTTCATTTTTGTGGTCCTTGTGCCGCATCATTGTGGGCTTTTACGAATTCTTGTGGGATTTTACACTGAGCATCATACTTGACTACTTCGCGGTCAATGTATTGCTTGACAACGACGGTGTTCTCTTTGACTTTACCCTGCTTAGTCACAATCTTTTCTACGATTTTGACGTTTTCTTTAGCGGCTTCTGCTTCTGCTTTTGCTAGTTTAGCTTCTACTTCTTTGACTCTGGCTTCCCAGATTTTATTGTCTGCTAAGCCGCCTTCTAAGTACAAGGTGAATACTAAGACGATGCCACCAAGTACACGCATTGGCATGATGTACTTGCTGAGAAATGGCACAGATGCCAATGTAAAGCCAACAAGGGTGGCTAGTACGCTTAGACCAAATGCGGCGTGTAAGAACCAGTCGGGTAGTATTGATAAGATCCACATGATTGTGTATTTATCACAATCTGGAACTCCAGTAAGGACTATCTAAGAACCATTGATAGTAGCGTCGGAATCCCTCATCTACATCTACCTTTGGGTCAAAGCCAAAGTCCTGTCTTGCCGCATCAATATTGAGTGCTCCACGACTAGGGAAGTCTAAGTCTCGGTCACGAACTTCTACCTGTCCTCGACCAGCAATTTCAACTGCCATTTGGGCGGCTCGTAGTAAACTCCAGGAGTGACTCTTGGTGATGTTGTATGTCTTGTTAATGGCGTTAGGCGATAGGGTTGCCGCAGTGATGCCATCGGCTGCATCGTCTACATAAGTAAAGTCTAGGGTTTCACTAGCGCCGTTGACCTTGAGAGTTTCGCCTCTAAGAGCGGCTAGCATGAACTTAGAGATTACGCGGTCTTCCACGTCGAGTGGACCATATACAGCAGAGGGGCGTATAATAGTATGAGCAATACCATGCTTACGAGTATAGTCTCGAACAAGCCATTCGCCTGCGAGTTTGAGAATGCCATATTGTCCTTGTGGACGACAGTTATAATCTTCCTTTACATCATCGGTGAAGTCACCGTATACCATTGAACTGCTCATGTATACGAATCTACTGACACCGTACTTCACTGATGCTTCTAGTAGGTTCAACAAGCCTTCACTCATTACCCTACTGCCAAGGGTTGGGTTGACATTGACTACCTTCTGACGAGGGAATGATGCCATATGAATCACTACATCTGGTAGGTCATGATTGAAGATATAATCAACTGCCGTGGCATCAGTAATATCTCTGTTGTGAATGAACACGCCTTCGTCTAGCTTTGCCCTACGCTCCTTGATTAGATATTCTAACTCACTCTTTGGTATCATGCCATAGTCAGTTTGATTGTCTACTACTGTTACTAGATGGCCTTGGTCCCATAGTCGCTTGACTACATTGTGTCCGATGAGGCCCAGGCCTCCTGTTACTAAAATCTTCATTTGATTATTCCCGAAATATAAATGACCGCAAATATAGAGTTAGGTATCCACATTGCTGGTTCTCGCCACAGAATGCCTAACCACATCCACAGATTAGCCGCTATAAGCCCTAACCATCTGTCATAAGGCATTATATCATAACTGTTACAGATTACAAGTAGCAAACTTGCCAAAGTTGCTGACCACTTGACCCAAAAATCTAAAGTCTTTGTCAATGTGAACGCTTCCCGTCAAACACACATACAAAGTATAACGATGATGTATCAGAGCGATTGAACACTTTGTGAAATACTCCGTCCGGTATCAGCATAACACTGCCTGCTTCTACTTGATACAAGTCATTGTCAATCTGAATAGCGCCCTGACCGCTGATAAAGAAATAGACTTCTTCTTGACCAGGATGAGTGTGACCTCTAGTTTGTTTACCAGGCTTCAAGAATGTACTCGACAACACAAGATTCTTTAGGTCTGTATTGTCCTTAAGAACATAAGTCTCATTGTCCTTTACAACTGTGCCGCCGATATCATTCATGTTTAGTTTTTTGTTCATGTGAACCTCAGTAGATAATATGTGTAATCTTCATCTTTGAGTTTTGCTGTGATAGCAAATCTATTGCCCCAAATATTGTAGTCCGTCGTCTGATGCCACATAGGAGTTTCAATAGCATTTTCCATCACCCATGTACCAGCTTCGCTATTCTGCCATTCTAGGAGTGGACCTGCCGCATAGAGTTGTGGATCTTCTACATCACCTACTGTGAATGTATGAATCACTACCTTGTAAATACGAGTTGGCTTATCGTCAATGACCATAACATCAAACGTGGCGTTCTTAGGCGTTGATCCCAAGTATCCTGAATCTGGTGGATACTTACTACTCATTATACTACTCTCACTAAATGTTGATAGAAGCGGCTTCTCTTTGTCGGAAGAGATTGTTTTGCCATACGCTCTATGGTCAGTGCAACATTAGCAATACTGGTTTTAAACTCAGTAGCGATTGCTTTCAATCCATATACAGTTTTACTAGTCCCATCCGGATATGTTATTTCATATTGTTTTGTATATGGTTGTTCTTCTGGCAATGCACCTTTTGTCCATGGAGTTTTATCTCTAAGTATTTTTAGAGTTTCTTCGGAATGTGTTTTACCATAGAATGAGTTCTTAGCGCCTTTTCTATCATACGTTTGACATCTCATACACGTTTTTGCCCCAGCAGATTTTTCATTTGTATTACATACGGGGCATATTACTTTCATACTCTTACCGTGTTTCCATCTACCATTCAATTTGCCAGAATGTCCCCATTTTTCTTTACGCTCTTTCTCAGTCATTCTCTTGATATTACTTCTTATTGTGTTTGATGTTCTCAGTATGATATCATCTCTGTTAGGGTTATTTGTAAGATTATCTCCGCCGCCAACTGAGCCAACGTTGTATAGGTTGTCTTGACTATCAATGTATACTTGCTCTAAAGATTGAAGTTGGTCTCTAGTATTGAAGTTAGTCTCTTCTATTATATGGAACTTAAACTGATCGATGCCGTATTTGTTCACCGCTCGTTGAAGATACGCACAATGATGCCTATTGTGTTTAAGTGATGAACGGTGAGTGGCGAAGCGTTTATTGATATTCATCGAACTGCCAATATACTTCTTACCACTCACCACATTCTCTATACAGTAGATACCTTGTTTTTTCATTTTATATTTATCTTCGGGGTGCCATTCAATATATTTTTACACTGCCATTGGCGCCTTAATCGGTGGATGACTTTCATATCCGATCAACTTGATATCGTCCATAGTGAACTTGTTGATGTCTTTGATTTCAGGATTAAGCCATAGCGTGGGAGCAGGTAGAGGTTCACGAGTCAGTTGTTCTTTGACTTGATCTATGTGATTAGTATAGATATGAGTGTCGCCAGTAGATACTACTAGTTCACCAACCTGTAAGTCACATACCTGTGCTATCATATGGGTGAGTAGGGCATAACTGGCATAATTGAACGGGGCGCCCAAAAACACGTCTTGCGATCTTTGGTACATGTGACAGGATAGTCTGCCATCTTTGCTCACGTAGTACTGTGACATTACATGGCATGGCGGGAGTGCCATGTCGTCTAGTTCGCCTACGTTCCACGCTGAGATAATATGTCTGCGTCCGTATGGGTTTGTTTTGATGCCGTTGATTAGTTCTCGTACTTGGTCAATCTCTTGAACCTGAGTAGTAGACCTACGGCGATAGCTATTGCCAAAATCGTCATTGTATGTTCCTTCGCCTCTAAGTTTATGTTTGCGCCACTTGCGCCATTGTACACCGTACACTCTACCTAAGTCACCCTCGAATTGCGCCTTGGGTTTCCAGTATGATGCTAGTGCGTTTGGTGTCCAGATGGTAACTTTACCGTCTGCGTTACCGTGTGTGATTTCTGCTAGTCGGCGTTCATCACCGCTACCTTCTAAGAACCAGATAAGTTCGCCGCATACGGCCTTCCATGCTAGTTTCTTTGTAGTGATTGCGGGGAATGATTCTGCTAGATTGAATCTGAGTTGACGACCAAAGACTGAGTGGGTGCCAACGCCTGTTCGGTCGTCACGCACTTCGCCCGTAGTTAGAATGTCTGCTAATAAATCGTGATACTGTTTCATATCACTATATTATCACTTGCGCTCGTAAATGTCAAGTGTATGATCACCAAAATCTTCTGTTTTGGATAAAGTGAAGTCTTCTAAGAATGTTTCGTATGCTAAGTTTACTGTTGAGCGAGTAACCAATTTGAACTTGGTCATGTAAACTGTTGTGATTTGTGAGCGCAGTTTCCATAAGGTCTCAGCGCCACCAATAACCCATACATCTTCATCTTGCTTGATGTTCATTAGGAGTTGTGTGATGCCACTGTAAACTTCACAACCTTCTGTAGCAGACATCGATTTGCTTAGCACAATGTTTCTGCGATTAGGTAGTGGAGTTGGCATCTTTGAGTTCCAAGTTCCACTGCCCATCACAACTGTTGCGCCACTTGTTAAGGCCTTGAAGCGTTTTAGATCGGCACTACAATGAGGCCAAGGCATTGTGCCATCGGCACCGAACCCACCGATTGCGTCTACTGCGAAGATAGCTTTCATTTCAAATCTTTGAGGAAGTGATCTGTTTCTGGTTGTACAATCTCAGCAATGCTTTCGATATCAAATACGAATTCTACTGAGATCATTTCTTCATCATACTCGGCTAGCTTTTCACTAACCGCGTGTTCGATTTCATCTGGGCTGAGTCCTTGCTCAAGTAGCAGGCGAACATTGATCGTGCGCTGACGACGTCCGGAGAGTTTCACAATCAGTTTCCTGATAAACTCTACCGGTACTCTTGTCTTTTCTACATCTTGAATGATGTGTTCCCATTTAGCAAAGACTTCAGGTGACATACTCTAATTATCCTGTAACTACAGCCTTCTTAGGTCTGCCGCGGCCGCGTTTGACTTCGGCATTTGAGGCTGTTACAGTATTTATTGCTGGAGTAGTCACAGGCATCATTGACTCAGCTTCTTGCATTAGGCGCTCTGACTCTGCTAGTAAGCCCTTAGCTTCAGCGGCCATGCGCTGTGCTTGCTGACGTAAGTTGTTAGCGATTGAATCGTCGCCCATGATGCCTTGAGGTGCTTGTTGTGGTAAGGTTGACTCACCGCGCATACGACGAGCAACATCAGCTGGGTCTTGTAAGCCGCGTGAGGCATCAAGTTCAGCTAGGCGCTTGACCGCGTCTTCGCCCTGTGACATTTCGTTTAGAATCTTGTTGAGTTCATCTAAGCGAACCTTTGTCGTAGGTGTAGGTGTGACCATGACCTGATTGGTGTTGACCTTCTTCATCATGCCTTCTGTGTGAAGAACTTGAAGAATAATCTTACCGTCACGAGTGTATGACTTGTTTAGGTGATCAGCTAAGTCTTTAGCTTGTTGACCTTGAGGGCTTTCGATGGCCATCATCATTGGGTCGTGAATGTTTTGGTTAAGTACTTCGGTATAGACCACGAGTGCCATGTGTGGTTCACCTGGCAGTTCGCGGAAGATGATAGCGACTTTGCGATCACCTACTTTACCTACGTGTTTTAAAAAGTTAGACATATTATGCTCCTTTGAGTTACTTTATTTAACTCAATGTTCAACGAGCAAATTATTTTGTCAGGTCACG